ATTCGTTCCCGCCGTTACGGTAACCGTTGAAGTTAACCCACCAAATGGATCTGCTTCGGTTGCACCTTCCAAGAAGTTCGCCGGAACTTGTTCTTGTGCGCTCAATGTTAATGTGTAACCACTCAAGTCACCCATTGCACCACCTGTCACGATTGTTCCGCCGTTTACTTCGGCACCGTGTTCAGCACCCATCAAGAACGCGTTCCCGTTGTAATCATGAACCACAACTTGTGGTCTTCCATACGCAAGAAGTTTCAATTCTTTGTGGTCTTCTTTTGACAATTTTGTCAAAGTCAAATTCAATGCTTGTTCAAAGAACGTTGTTCCGTTTTCACGTGATGCCGTGAATGTTTGTTCAAACGATGAATTTCCTTTTAATTCGTATTTGTATGCGGTAACCGCACCAAGGTCGTCAATAACGTCCGTGTCTGTCGTATCATAAGAGATTGATATATCACCGTAATCGATGAAATAAACCGCCTTAATTCCGCCGACAACGTCTTTACATGGAACCTTTCTTCCTAAACTTAAATCGCAAGCCATATTTTTGTTTTTTTATAAAAAAAAAAGGCGGGTGAACCGTTTGGATCGCCCACCCCTTTTTCGATTAATTAATTATTCTTAGTTCGCGGAATTTGTGATTCCGTAAGTAGTTATGTCTTCAGCCACTGCATACTGAACGCCTCCGGTCATTTTCATGATCACACGAACGTTGTCGCTTCCGTCTAAGTCGGACATATCCAAAACCTTGACAAGATTCGTGTCATTTAAAATTCCGGTTCCAAAGAAAATATTTGATTTCTCTGCTGCGATTGCAGTGTTGTCAGCGAGGCCATTTGCAATTGCGATTTTCACGCCATCAAACGAAAGTGCCCCACCGTTCCACCATTGTGTTCCTTGTGATCCAACACCGGCGTTTGATGTCGCCGCTACTGAAAAACCACCAAGGGCGCGTACGTAAGCACGTGCGATGTTTTGTGAAACATAGATGTTCAAATCTTCACTTCCATATAAACTTGAAGGAATTGAATCCACAATGCTTCCTAATTGCGCGATGACATTTGAAGCCGTTACGGTTGTTCCTGCAATTTCTTGTCCACTTGGAAGAAGTGCGTCCGCTGCGATAAGTGTTGAAATCCCGTCGAAGTCCCCACTTGTTGAAGCGTCACCCGCCCAAATGTTTTGTTCGATTCTTTGCGCTACTTTTCCGGCAACGTGTCCGATTAAGAAGTCAGCAAAATTTGGGGGTAATGAATCATGTGCGCTCATTCCCATGTCAATCGCTTCAAAATCACCGCGAAAATCTGCCTTACACAATTGTAAGTTGACCTTTAATTCCTTTGGTTCAATGATTCTTTCACTTAATGTCAAAGTTGATGTCGCAGTAAAATCACAAGAAGCATCTTTTAAGATTGCATCGGTAGAAACTTTCTTCAAAACTTCTTTGTGTTTGATATTCGGTTTTACTGTGATTAATCCGTTTTCGATTGTTGATCCCGAAAGAAGTGCCGCGGCAATATATTCTTTCCCTCCAGCACCCGCATATGACGTTGTCAAACTTGTTGTTGTACTCATAATTGATTTATTTTAAAATTTATTTGTTGATTTGTGATATTTTATTCATTACACGATCCATTGTGTTTTGTGGACGTGATTGACCATATAAGAAATTGATTTTCTTGTCTTCAGTTTCGGGATTGTGTGTCACCTTTTCAACTGCGGACAATTCTTCTTTAACTTCTTCTTGTACTTCTTCAGAAACTTCTTCCGACATTTCTTCTTTTTGAATCATTGCCTTGATGTCTTCAATCATTGATTTAACTTCGGCAAGTTCTTCTTTTGTCGCGTAACCCATTTCTTCTTTTTCTTCTTCAAGATTTTCTTCAGTCACTTCTTCAGATAAGTCTTCAGCAACTTCAGCTTCAACTTCTTCTTCCGGTGCTTCTTCAGCCGCGCCAACGGATGCAATGATCCCTTCTTCTTCGACGACCAAAATTGACCCGTCCTCGAGATTATAAGTCCCGGTTGGCATTGCAATCCGTTCTTCTTCGGTCACAATGAAAACTTCTTTTCCTTCGACCATTTCTTCCGCTTCGATCACCGTTCCGTTCTCGAGTTTTACTTGGGCAAGTGTTGTTTCCATTCCAAGTAAAGTTTTGATTTGATTTATCATAACATTTGAATTCATATTTATTTAATAATTAAAATTAAGGTTTGTTGTATTTTTAACCGTTTGATCGTGTGATTGTTCTTGTGTTGTCGACTTGCGTAATTGTTCCCGCCGAATCTGTTTCACCTTGATGAACGCTTCCGATTCCTTGTG